TGGACAGTATGAGTCTTCACTACGTTCCAGACTCTCTTTTGCCTCTGGCTCCAGTTTAATAAAGGAATAAATGTCACATCGTCCAAATTATGTAAAAGGGGACTGGCTTACTATTTGTGATAGGTGCGGGCGTGTATATCATGGCTCCCAACTTAAAAAAGAATGGGATGGATTTATGGTTTGCAAGGATTGTTGGGAACCCCGACAACCTCAAGACTTCGTTAGAGGAATTGTAGACACACAAATACCCCCCTATGTAAGACCAGAAACCACAGATATATTTGTGGTAGAAACTCTTTGTGATGTAGAAGGATCAACAGCAATTCCTGGGATAGCAATTCCAGGATGTTCAATTCCAAGTACTCTTCTTCCTGTTTGGTATATGACAGTACCAAAATCTACTTTTACGGTATAAACTTATGACTTCTAAAGTTTTTATAGACCATTCAGTTCCGGTAATAGATGCTGTTTGGCTCAACGATGTTAATGTTTCTATTTACACGGCCCTAGGAAATGCAGGGGTTGCTCCTTTAACTGCTGCTCAGGTTGTATCTAATTTAGGACTTGTTGCTGCTGCTAATGCAGCTTCTACAGCTAATCCACTTTCTCAATTTGCTTCCACAACATCTGCTCAATTGTTAGCAACTGTTAGTGATAAAACTGGTACAGGAGCATTAGTATTTGCCAATGGTCCAACTCTTATTGCTCCTATTTTAGGTACTCCAGCTTCTGGTGTAGCTACAAATCTTACTGGAACAGCAACAGCTCTAAATATTGGTGGTAATGCTGCAACAGCCACCTCAGCTACTATAGCTACTACAGCTACTGTGGCTAATCGAACTGACAGTGGAGAAGTAACCATTGCAGCCGCTGCTACTACAGGGGATATATTTGCTGCTGTTGCCAATTCGATTCTTTGGGATGATGCTGGTGGTGCTAATGGTTGTGGTGGGTTTGCTAATGCAGCTAAAGCCGGAATGGAACGAGAGTTACGTTGTAATGGTCCAACTAGATTTACTGGAACAGCAAACCTAATTATTGAGGGTGTTCCAAATGGTTATCAGGTAACAATGAATTCTGGTGCTTTGATAAAAGTTCGTGCTATTACTACTACTCAGTTCAAAATGACTTATAGTTTGTCTGGTACATTTACAATAACTGGAACAGGATTTACTGTAAACCCAACAGCAACGGCTTCTTATTCTGTGGTTAATGGACTATGTAAATTATATATTCCACAAGATGTCTTAACTGGGACATCAAATGCTGCAACCTTTGGACTTACTGGGATGCCAGCATGTATTATCCCAGTAAGTCTTGTAAAGCAAACAGGAATGCTATCTGGACAGAATAACTCGGCTTTTACTTCTCTTATCTCTTTACAAATGGGTGCTACTTGGGGACTATTGCTTTCTAATAATGTAAATGGTTGGACAAATTCTGGAACAAAAGTATTAGATACAACAGAGTTTATTTATTCATTAGCTTAAACTATGACTACTTCTGCCTCACTTACAACTCTACAAGTAGTAACAGTAGCCCTTCGTAAACTTCAAGTGCTAGACTTGGGTGTTACTATTGATGCTGTAACATTAGCTAATAGTATTCAATCCTTACAAATAATGCTTAAATCTTGGCAAAGCAATGGTATTAAACTTTGGACTATTAATACTCTTCAACTAAATCTAGTTGCAAGGCAGACAAGCTATACTATAGGCCCTACTGGACCAGACCTTATTTCAGACAAACCAATTAAAATAACACAAGCATGGCTTAGAAATATAAGTGTTGCTTCTCCAAATCAAGTGGACATTCCTTTGTTGCCTTTGAGTAGACAGGAGTATAATATCCTGGGCGCAAAGGCTGCCCAAGGCATGGTTAATAGTTATTTCTATGATGTTAGGAATACCAATGGTGTTCTCAATTTATATCAAACACCAGACTCTTATACAGCTACAAATATGCAACTTTGGTTTGTTGCTCAAAGGCCTATGCTTGACTTATTGACTACAGGAGCGGATACTCCTGATTTTCCAACAGAATGGTTCCAGTGCCTGGTTTGGGGTCTTGCTGATGAGCTTTCCTTAGAGTATGGATGCCACATTAATCAACGTCAAGAAATTGCAGCCAAAGCTAAAATGTATAGAGAAGAGATGGAAGCGTGGGATGTAGAGTACACTTCAACTTTCTTTACTCCTGACACCCGTTTAGGAGGCCGCTAATGGCGAGTAAAGAATATAATGATTCTCATAAAGAAGAAAACAAACAATATCGTTTAGATAATATTGAGTACATAAAAGAAAGAAACAGACAACACTATCTAGATAACAAAGAAGAAGTGTGTTTAAAAACTAGAAATAACGAATTAAAAAGACTTTTTGGTATAACCTTAAAAGACAAACAAAAAAGACAAAAAGAGCAAAAAGACCTCTGCCCTCTTTGTGGGAAAGAAGAAACCGTTAAAGACCATAGAACAGGTAAAGTCAGGCTCTTGGCGGTTGACCATAACCATACTACAGGAGTAGTTAGAGACCTTCTCTGTTTTAAATGTAATACTGCATACGAAAGGTATGAAGCCTATAAAGAGCAGTTTGAGTCTTATTTTGAAAAGCACAAATAATGCCTATAACCCGCTTGCCTTTGGTCTTTAATATCGAAAGTCGCTCTGCTGACCTATCCAAAGATTCAAAGACAGTTAATTGTATAATCGAGGGGGAAGAATTGGTCAAAAGGCCAGGTCTTTCTTTGTTTTCAACAATAGGAACTTCTAATGGGCAAGGCCTTGTTTCGTGGCTTAATCAAACAGTAGTTGCTGCAAATAACCACATTTATTTAGTAGACAACCTTGGAGTTGCTACTGAGGTGCTGGGTTCCCCCCTAACAGGGAGTAACCTCCTACCTCTTTCTTTTTCTCAAACAGACAATGGAAGATGGCTTATATTCCATGATGGGTCTAATATATATGCTATGCCTGCTTTTGGAACAATAGTTGCTTCTATTTCCATTGGAAGTGCTGTTATTACTTATACAGACACAGGCAATATGGCTGTAGGCCAACCAGTTTCTGGTACAGGAATTCCAGTTAATAGTACTATCCTTAGTATAAATCCAGGGGTCTCTTTTACTATAACCCACAATGCAACTGCTAACAATAGTACAGCAGCAATAACTATGGGTACTATTGTTGTTGCTGTTATTAGTGGGACAGCCGTTAGTGGGGCTACTGTGAATGTTCCTGGTGGTTATTATACATCTGTTCCAAACGTAGTTTTTAGTGGTGCTGGTGGTGGTCCACAAGCAACTGGACTTGCTGTGTTGTATAACAATCAAGTGTCTAGTATTACTCTCCTTACTCCAGGAACCTATACAGCAGGACAAATACCCACTATTACAATAGATGCTCCTCCAGCAGGAACAACTGCAACATATACTCCAAACATATCTTCTATTGGGTCATTTGCTACTACAACAATGGGAAGTGGCTATGTCTCTGCTCCTCTACTCACTTGGGTTTATGGTCCTGGGGGTGTTACAGGTGGGTCTGGATATACTACAATAAATTCAAGTGGTGCTGTAACTAGTGTAGTATGTACTGTAAGGCCCTATGGAGTTGGTACAGCAAATGTTACGATAGCTCCTCCGAATGTTAAAACAGCCACAGCAACTGCTAATATGTCTTCAACTATTACTGGCCCGTTTGCTGCTGGTATAGCTTATTTAGACACAGTTTTATATGTAATGAATGAAACCTCTGGATTAATATACGGGAGTCTTCCAGATGATCCGACTACCTGGACAGCCTCAACTAGTATAGGGGCGACTAGTGATACAGGCAAGATGACTGGTCTTGCTAGGCATCAAAATTATGTTGTCGCTTTTGGAACTCTAGATACTGAATTCTTTTACGATGCGGGGAATCCGCTTCCAGGAAGTCCTTTGTCTGTAGCAAAATCTTATTATATGGAGATAGGGTGTGTTAATGGTTATTCTATTGCTCAGGCAGAACAGACCCTTATTTGGGTTGGGGTTACAACAACAGAAGGTAGGTCTGTATATCTTCTTGACGGTCTAACTCCTGTTAAACTGTCTACTAGACACATAGAAAAATATTTAAATGCAGACCCAATAATAAGTGTTCGTGCTTGTTGTATTAAAATAGCAGGCCATAGTTTATATATTCTCTCTTTGCCTAGTTCTAATATCACTTTTGTTTATGATTTGGACGAGAAAAAGTGGTATACTTGGACTAGTCAAACAGGAGATACAACCGGATTTGATGGGACTGAAAACCTTTTCTTAGAGGGTGCTTTTAGTACTAGGGGAGCTATTGCTACTGGTATTGGAACCTATTTGGTACAATCTAGTAGTAATGGCAATGTATATACTCTCTCTACTTCTGTTTATGATGATGCAGGAAGTAAGATATATTTTAGGGCTGTGTCTCCTCGTACAGACAGTGGAACCAATAAAGTTAAATTCTATAAAAGAGCAGAACTTATTGGAGACCATGCAAACACAGTGAATGGAAATATCAGACATTGCGATGATGACTATGCTACTTGGAGTACCTATCGTCAAGTGGATTTAACCACAGCAAGGCCTGTTTTATATCAAAATGGGCAAGGAAGACGTAGAATATGGGAAGTATTTATTAGTGATAGTGTTCCTGTTAGACTTAGAGCATTAGAGATTGAAAGTCATATTGGAGAGGGTGGGTCTGAGAATGAAGGATAAAGGGAAAACTTATGGCTAATAATACCGGAGCTGCTTCTGATGCAGCAGCAGGGGCTTCTGTAGCAGGCCCTTATGGGGCTGTTATTGGGGGAGCAATTGGACTAATTGGGGCTAGTCAGGGGCAAGCTGCTGCTGATATTCAAAACCAACAAAATGTTGCTGCACAACAACAAGCCAATATGCAAAATGATCCCTTTGCTGCTGGTGGAAATAGGGCTCAATATGTTCCCCAACTTAACCAATTGATGCAAGGTGGGGTTGCTGGTGTTGGGAATGATCCTGGTTTCCAAGCAATGGAAAAACAGAGCATGGGAGATGTTCAAAGAATGCAAGCTGCTTCTGGTGCTGCTAATGGAGGTGGTGCAACTTCTCAAATGCTATCCCAGAATATGGCAGACCAACAAAGCTATTTTAATCAACAATACAATAGGCTTACTCAATTGTCTGGTGCTAATACCAATATATCGCCTGCCATGGGGCAGGCTCCTGGTGCTGCTGCTACTCAAGCTAATCAAACCAATATGAATATGGGGGCAGGGTTTGGAAGTGTGGTCACTGGGCTTGGCTCTATATTTGGGAATACCAATCCAGCACCTAATAATAATACTTATAATGCAGCCCAATCTTCGTCTCAGGTAACTTAACATGGAAGGAAACTTTGTTTCTGGAATGGCCCAAGGAGCACAAGCTGCTAATGAGATGATAAATGCTCCGGCAGAACAGTCTCTTCTTTCGTCCAGAGCCCAAGAAGCTCAATTAAATCTACAAGAACATAAGCAGAGTTATGCTGCTAATATGGCTATTTATTCTGCCCAACAAAAGTTTGCTGCAAACAATAGCAAAACAGATTTAATGACTTATCAAGGCACTATTGAGATGTTAGATCAAATGGCTAAAGACCCCTCTATAGCTAGTCAACCAAAGGCAATGGATGAAATAAGAACTAGAAAACTTGAGGCTCAAAATGGAATGGCTAAGTCTGCAAAGGATAAACTTGCTACAGAAGCAGATCAAATAGAAATGGTTGGTAATGCTGTTAATCAGGCAATGTTAGCCCCCGAAGATGCTAATAGTTGGAAGATGGCTATGGATGCTGCTCCTCCAGAAATGAAGGACAATCTAGCTAAAGCACAAGCCTATTTTAATAGTCCTGAATATACTAAATTAGAGCCGTTAGATAAGCAACTTAAACAACAAGAAGTGTCTGGGCATTTCCAAACTGGTAAAATGGTTGCTAGGTCTAATAATGATATTAGTAAAATAATAGAAACACAAAATAAAGCTGTTGCTGATAAAGCTAAAGCTGACCAAATAGCACATCAAAGGGATCAAGAAATAGC